CCAGCCTGTGTTGCTGCCGGATTGTCTTCGTAAGGTTTATCTAATACTGCTTCGCCTTGTTTAAATTCACGTAGATCGCTGTCACCACTTTCGTTCCAACGCCATAGTTCTTCTGGGTGGTTCTTAGGAACAACAAACACATTAGCTGCCGGAATATTAGCACGTTCAGCAATAACAGCACGAACCTGATCATTATTACATGGGTATTTAAGTACCGCATCTAATAGATATACTTGACAATTTTTGATGTTAGGAAAATCAATATCGCTTTCCATGATTGGCAAACGCTTTGGTGTACTTACGCTTTCTACCGCGTATGCTTCGAGAGCTGCTTTGATTTGGTCCATTCTTTCGTTAGGGTCAAAGTTAGCAATCTTAACACGGAATTCGTAAGTTTTTTGATTCTCTGCTAGATAATTTAAAAAGTTCTTCATACTCGTAAGGATCCTGTATAGTGTTATTTATGCTACTTTGGCAAATTACTCTTGCCCAAAAGCTGGTTTAATAGTTCGTTGCGATCAAGTATAACGCCTTTACCGTCTTCGGCGTCTAGTAGCTTGCTACCGTCGGTTTTTTCAGCATCTTTGGCTGCTTGTTGATCTAAGCGCATTTTCTTAAGCTGTAGGTCTACCATACGTAGCTTCTTATCTAACTTGGCTTGTTTAGCTGTAATAGCATGTCCTAGCAGTGTGCCCGCTGTGGCTAAGATATGCCCGCTAAAACGTGCTTCCACGTTCATGCCTAGATCAATTAGGTCATTGAACTTTTCTTTAGCTAGATCGCTTAGTTCATCTAGTTCTTTATCACTAGTGTCTAAATCTGCTACAAATGGCAGTGCAGCATCTATTTTATCAATCGCACGATCAACGTCTTCAATCATAGCGCGATTGTCTTCTATAGTGTTCTCTGCTTGTTCAACTGTTGTTTCTTCCGCAGGCGGTAAATTAAATAGGTCTGATAGTTTTTGTGTCATAGTTTATTATTTAACGTTTCATATTCTTGAAGATGTCGTATTCGGTTACAACTCTAAATCGAATATTGTTGGCTCTACACCACGCATCAGCGGCGGCCCATTTGGCCATGTTCATTGCTACCATAAGTTTATCACGATAACTACGTGCTGATTCCATCGTGGTTTCAGTACTGGGTTTAATTTCGATTAGTTCAGTGTGCTTACGTTGATTAGCATCTACATAGACTATTAAGAAATCTGGTACATAGATTGTCTGTTTGCCTTTTACAGGATTGAAATAAGGGATCTGTATTGCTTCACTGGCCCAATTAACTATTGCTGGATTATTATCGCAAAAACTACAAAAAGTAAATTCCCAACTGCTACGATAGGTAGGAACTTTTTTACCTATGTATTTTTCTGGGTGTTTGATTGTGTATTTGCCGTTGGCATACTTACTCATAATTACGCTAGAATTGCTCGTTGAATGTATTTGTTAATAGGTGGACTGTTGCTAATGCCTAATAGACTAGTTTCTACTCTATTAAAGTTTAACAACATTGCTAGGTACGCACTAAGTTCTTGTGTTTTTAGTTTACGGAATTCATCTAATAGCGACATAATATCCATACCCTGTGTTTGAGCAGTATAGATAACTGACGCCGCTAGTAATGTGCCGCTAGATTTATCTCCAGTTACAGACTGGAAGTATCCAACAACCGCATCGTTGACGTTTTGATTAACATTATAATTTTGTGAAAAGAAATTGTTAAAGTATTCAGTTGTGTTATTTAAACTTGAACTTGGTGGTAAATTGCCGATAGCCATAGTTGTTCCTTATACGTTTGTGATACCTTGATTACTTGACGGTAATTGATTATCTTGACTATTAATATTGTTTGTATTGGTAATCTTATTAACACCCGGAATTGCGCTAATTGCCTTGCTAATACCTTGATTAATACCAGCGGCTGTTGGAACAAAAACTGTGCTCAATGGATTTTGGCCACGCAATATATTTTTACCCAGTTGTTGTAGTTCTGCCGATGCTACGTTTTTCAAATTGGTATTTTTAAAATTATTTGCTGTTCTAAATCCACCCAAGGCAGCCTGTACAAAATTGCCATTGGCTAGGTTAGTTGTTACATCGCCTATACCTTCAATAAGACCACCTGGGCCTAAGATGCTTGTGGTGCCACCACCTAAACTGCTCAGTGGGCTTGCTTGGTTGTCGTAGTGTATTACATTAAATCCTTGTACTGTGCCATTGGTTACTGGACCAGTTTCGTAGCGTACTGCTTCGTATGCTACAGTCATACTATGTTCCATAGTATCGTATTCGCCAGCTATGTGTTGGCCGTGTTGGAAGTTAGTAATAGTTGGGCGCATCAATATATAAGAACTAAAGCTCTTTTGATGTAGGCTGTATATTCTTATAGCGTTAATATAGGTTGGTGTGTTATTACCGCCTTGTGGAGTATATCCCCAAGTTTGTTCTTGTCTTTGTTTATATTTGTGATCTTGATGGAAAAGTGATTCTTCGTGATCGGCATCTCTATAGTAGTAAGAGTAATAGTTGTACCAAAATTCACGCACTACATCTGCGCTATCATCGTGGAATGTTAGCGAAATTGGATCATAGTTAATACGTTCTTGTATTATGTTCTTTCTGTTGTAGGCGTTTAATGTTTTAGTTTGTACACTAAACTTAGGTAAGTTTACACTTTTAGCCATTAGCCCAATTTCAATTTGACTATTTTGATCTACTGTTGCTACTGTTGGATTAAGGTCAATGAACACATGGTACATTGTGCCAATTTTAGGACTTAATCTATATAGACCATCAACAAAGGTACGAGAGGCATGTTGCCAGTCGTGAATTTCATCACCTGTACCTAATTGTTGTAAAAATTGGTTAAAGAACCCTGCCATAATGTTTACCTATTTACATTATTTATCGAGATAAAAAAGCCCGGATTTTAACCGGGCTTTAAGTTGTGTCATCTGGATTAACCAGTAGTTGTTACACCTAACGTTCTAGCTACTGTACTACCAATACCTGTTTCTTCTGGAGTTTGTACAGCATTGTCATAGCGGATTGTTAACGCAATAGTCATTGGATCATTTGTACTATAATCAGCATCGCCGTAATCAGCATTACTAATATAGCAACCATATAGTTCCCAAGTTTCAAGAACATTAACTTGATTTGCTCCGTTACCACCATCCAATACTTCTAGTTTAGTGATAAATTTATAGTCAATGCCGCTTGATGCGCTTGATTGTTCCATAAAGTCGAATTGTTTTTGCATTTGCTCGCCAACACGTTTAGAAACACCGCCCGATGCGTCATCGCGCATTGTAACGGTAACTGTTTCCCATGTTGGTTTGCCTGCTAAGTAGATCTTACTGTTGTAAACAGGGATTATAATTTCTTCAAAACTTAGTTTAGGACGAGTAAAGTTCATAACTTGTTTTGTTAATTCTGTAGTAGCCGGATCTACACCAAAGTTTTCAAAAGTTACGCGAAAGCGGAACTTTAATTTTGGCATTAACAGGCCTTGAGCTGATGCGCTTTGGTCTGTTGCTAACGGTACTGTAAATTTGCTTAATGACGCTGTTGCCATTTTATTATTCCTTTTATATATTTATACCAATTCGTCTCATAAAATCTAGGGGAATTTCTTCCCCTAGCTTATGTTATAATTGGGCTCCTGTACTTCTAATACGTACTGGAACATAGATGAACTCAATTGCTTTGACTGGTTTAATAGCAATATCAACATACAATTCATTACGATCAATACGATCCGGTGTATTGTTTGTTTCGTCACATACTACCAAGTAGTCGTATAAACCACGTTTAGCAACTACATCATTCAATACTGCTTCAAATGATGATTTAACTTGGTTACGAGTAATTGTATCATTTGGTTCAAATATGAACGGACGAGCAACTTTGTCTAATACTAAACGTAAGTAGCAAATTAAACGTGCTACGTTAACACGATCCATTGCGCTTGTCATTGGGCTACGAGTTTTTTGACCGTATGCTACTAGACCAACACCTGGTAATACTGTTAGCGGGTTAACTCTGTCTGCGTATAGTACATCACGTAGGCCAACTGTTACACCAATGCTACGGAAAATGCTTTCTGTAGTGTCAATATAACCAATTGCGCTAACGTTATCAATAACGCCACGGCGTACACCAGCAGGAGCAAACCATGGGTAACTAACATTATCACTACGGATGTATGTACGTAACATCATGTGTGATGCTGGAACTACTACGCTTTCACCACCTAAATCTGTACCAAATCCAGCTGGGTAGTAAACACCTAAATATTCACTGTTACTTACTAGACCTTTAGGACCGTTGTCTAATGCTAGGTTAGTATTTTTAATCCAAGGTTCAATATTAGAACTGTTTAGATCTAATGGACTATCACCAATGATGAACGCTGTTTGTTTGCGATCGTTGTTTAGTGTAATCATGTTTTGAATTAGTTCTGGGTAACCTGGGCAAACAATTAAGTTAAACTCTGTTTGCTCTTCACGTAACTCAGTACTTGATTCAATAGCAGATTTCATTGCTTCAACGATAGTGTTGCGTTGTGCTTTGTGTCCAAAGTATGGAACAGCATCGCTATCAACACCACTATGTGAAACCCATGCGCTTACTACTGTGGGCTCTGGGCTTGCGCCTTTATGCCATGTGCTTTCAAAACGTTTAACATTGTAACCACTACGACGTGTATTAAACAATAACGCACCGCGTGGATATAATTGGTAATCAGGAGCATCTTGGTCTAAATAATCACTTAATGCTAGTGTACTGATAGCTACAGCATCTGCTGTAATTGGGTTAACTGTACCGCTAGTGTCCCAACGGGCATCAGCAAACACAATACCATCAACGTTAATTTGATCAGTATTATCAATTAATTCCCATGTTGCGCCATCATAGCGACGAATTACTGGATAATTTTCTAAGTCACCTGTGTCAATCCATAGCTCGCCTGGTACTACTGGGCTTGAACCATCTGATTGTGTTGTTGGTTGTG